CTCTACACTCTCCTTGTTCTTCTTCGCTTTCATAATATCTGTCTAAATCGTAATCTAATTGGTTCATCTGTCTATTTTGTTTTTACTTCTTAATAATTCTATTTCTCTATTTAAATAATCTTGTGCCTTAATTAAGTCAAGCAACTCATCGTGCTTCTTTCCTGCTCTTGCAATATACTTAATTATATTTCCTCTACAAAAATTTAAATCATAATCTCTAATAACATCTATGATGTCGTAATCTTTTCCGTTCTCGTAGTGTGGTTGTGTTC